GATGTATTAGAAGCTGTTTACAGAAACTCTTCAAGTGTTGATTCACCTCTTACAAAAATAAATAGATCTACGTATCAAGCTTTATCAAATAAAACATCAACAGGTCAACCATCACAATATTTTGTGCAGAGGTTTATAGATAAAGTTACAATCACTTTATATTTAACACCTGGTTCTTCAGAAGCTGGTAATTTTATTAACTACTATTATGTAAAAAGAATACAAGATGTTGGTGACTACACTAATGCAACAGACGTTCCGTACAGATTTGTACCATGCATGGCATCAGGTTTAGCTTATTATTTATCACAAAAATTTAAACCAGAATTAACTCAAAACATGAAACTATTATACGAAGATGAATTACAAAGAGCTTTAGCGGAGGACGGCTCATCATCTAGTTCTTACATAACCCCAAAAACTTATTATCCAAATGTCTAATTTTGCAAAAGGTAAACACGCTAAATTTATATCAGATAGATCTGGTATGGCTTTTCCATATAAAGAAATGGTTAAAGAATGGAATGGTTCTAGAGTACATGTATCTGAGTTTGAACCAAAACAGCCACAATTACAGCCAAAGCCACATGGCGCTGATCCTGAAGGTTTACCTATGGCAAAACCAGATAGAACAGAGCCAGCTACACAGAATTTATTACCAGGGAATCCTTTTAATATAACATCTGGTAGCACAACAATTACAGTCACAGAGCCAAGTCACGGAAGATCTACTTCAGATACCGTTGTTTTTAGAAACGTGGATGGATCTCCAGGAGGTTTAGCTTTTACTGTATTTGAAAATTCATCAGGATTTAGTATAACAGTAACAGGGACAGATAATTACACGTTTACAATAGGATCAAGTCCTACGGTAACGGAAAGAGCAGGAGGAATGTTTGTAACGGCAGGGCCGGTAACATTAACACCATAATGGCAGGAATTAGTTATTCAGGATTAGTCACACAAATTAGAAACTACACAGAAGTAGATTCTAATGTTTTAACTACTGATCAGTTGGAAAATATTATCTTAAACTCACAATATAGAATTATGCGTGATGTCCCTATCGATGCTGATAGAAAGCAACAACAAGGTAATTTGGTTACAGGTCAAGAAACAATAAATGCTCCGGCAGGATGTCTATTTGTCAGAGCTGTGCAAGTTTATGATTCAACTTCAGCCATAACAGGTAATAATAGATATCTAGAAAAGAAGGACGTCACATATCTACAAGAATATGTGCCTTCAACAGAGACAGCAAAAAGAGGACAACCTAAGTATTATGCTATGTTTGGGGCCGCTACAGGCAATACAGACACGACTTCAGGGCGATTAATGTTTGCTCCTGTGCCTGATACCACATATAAATTTAGGATTCATTATAACGTTATGCCAGCCACATTAGCGTCTGATAATCAGACTAACTATATCAGTCTAAACTTCCCTAACGGGCTATTATACTGCTGTCTAGCGGAGACGTACGCTTTTTTAAAAGGTCCACAAGATATGTTGACATTATACGAACAAAAGTATAAACAAGAAGTAGACAAGTTTGGTGTAGAGCAGATCGGCAGAAGAAGAAGAGATGACTACACAGATGGCACAGTTAGGTTAACCGTTCCGTCAACAAACCCGTAAAAATTAGGAGTTAAATTATGGCAATAACATCAGCAATCTGTAATAGTTTCAAAACTGAAATTTTAACAGGCACTCACAATTTCACTGCATCAAGTGGAAACACGTTTAACTTAGCATTGTACACATCTTCAGCATCTTTAGGAGCTAGTACGACGGCGTACACAACTTCTAACGAAGTTTCTGGTTCTGGATACACTGCAAAAGGAAATGCGCTTACAAGTGTTACTCCAACTTTAGATTCATCAACAGCTGTTTGCGACTTTGCTGACACAAGTTTTACATCTGCTTCTTTCACAGCAAGAGGATGTTTAATTTTCAACGACTCAGCAACAGGTGATCCAGCAGTTTGTGCAATCGATTTTGGTTCTGACAAAACTGTAACGAGTGGTACTTTTACAATTCAGTTTCCAACAGCAGACGCATCAAACGCGATCATCAGAATAGCGTAAGGGAGGCTAACGGATGTCCGTTGCTCGAACTTATACAGTAACGGTTGTTAGCACCGACTCTGGTAATAAATATTTTATTAACGGTGTTCAACAAGATACCGTTTATTTAGCTGAAGGTAGAACTTATCGTTTCGATCAATCCGATTCATCAAACGGCTCACACCCGTTAAGATTTTCTACAACATCAGATGGTTCGCATGGTGGTGGATCTGAATACACAACAGGTGTAACCACAAACGGAACGCCAGGAAGTTCTGGAGCGTACACGCAAATCACCGTAGCCACTTCCGCTCCAACTTTATATTATTATTGCACTAATCATTCTGGCATGGGGGGACAAGCTAACACTCCCATAAGTAGTTATTCTCGAACGCTTGCAGTAACAGTTGTTTCTACTGGCTCTGGAAATAAATATGCTATCGATGGCGTGCAACAAGACACTGTTAATTTAGGTGAAGGTTATACTTATATTTTTGATCAGTCTGATTCTTCAAATAGCAATCACCCTTTAAGATTTTCAACGACCAGTGATGGAACACACGGCGGTGGCTCTCAATATACTACCGGTGTAACCACAAATGGAACGCCAGGGAGCGCTGGAGCGTACACACAAATTACAGTCGCAGCCTCCGCACCAACTTTATATTATTATTGCACCAATCACTCAGGTATGGGTGGACAAGCAAACACTCCAACTTCAAACACTTGGGGTCTTTTAAGTTGGAATTATAACTCTTGGGGTGCTCAAGACACTGTTTCAGTTTCAGTTACAGGACAATCAGCAACTTCTTCCGTTGGTGATGGGACAAACATGGGTGTGCCTGCCCAAGGTTGGGGTGGAACTACTTGGAGTAATGGTGAGTGGGGCGCAGTTACAGACAATGGCGTTGAATTAACAGGACTTGGATTAACAACATCTTTAAATGCTGCAGGTCTTTTATCTTATACATTAAATGGTTGGGGTAGAAATACTTGGAACTCAGAATCTTGGGGCGACAGTAATAATCCTGTTTTAACTTTAACTGGCCTATCAATGACATCTTCCGTTGGAAGTTTAGAGGCTTTTAACGAAAAAGGTTGGGGTGGTAGATTTTGGAACGAAGGTGAATGGGGACAAGTTGGTGATACATCCTTAGAGTTAACAGGTATTGGTTTAACAACAAGCATTGGAACAGTTACAGCAACAGGAGAGATTAACACTGGTTGGGGCAGAGCTGCTTGGAACGATGATGCTTGGGGTATACAAGGCGACGTATTATTAACAGGACAATCAGCAACAACTTCTGTCGGCTCATTATCTCCTGCGGATGTAATGGGAGTTACAGGAGTTTCTGGAACATCAAGTTTAGGCTCGCCTACAATAGTTGGTGATGTTTCTTTAACTTTAACTGGTCAGTCAGCGACGTCTTCTGTTGGATCAGTGATTGCAACAGACGTAATGGTTCCAACAGGCGTAGGTGCAACATCTTCTGTTGGATCAGTAGTCATAGAAACGGCTTATGATATAACTGGTGTTTCTGCTACTATTTCTTTAGGTTCCACGGACGAGACTTCAAATCCTATAATTATACCAAATGGATTTGGCATGACTTCTAGTGTAGGATCTTTAGCGCCTGCTGATATTATGGGCTTGACTGGATTGTCTGCAACGTTTAGTATAGGAACATTATCAGTTGACACAAGTTTAGATTTAGCGTTAACTGGATTATCAGCAACGTCAAATGTAGCTGCTTTTGGAACTTCATCAGGCTTTGGAATTCAGGCATATCAAAGTATTGACACAGGTTCAAATACTAGCTATACAGATGTTGCGTAAGCAAAATTAGGAGATAAAAAATGGCTTCAACATACACACCTTTAGGAGTAGAACTTCAAGCAACCGGTGAAAACGCGGGAACGTGGGGAACAAAAACCAATACCAATTTACAAATTTTAGAACAAATATCTGGTGGATTTATTCAAAAATCAATTGCTGGTGGAGCACAACAAACTGATTTAGCAGTTTCTGATGGATCAACTGGTGCAGAACTTTCTCACAGAATGATTGAGTTTACAGGTACAATTACAGGAAACCAAGTTGTAACAATACCTTTAGATGTTCAAACTTTTTACTTTTTAAGAAATTCAACGTCGGGTGCATACACAGTACAATTTAAATATATAACTGGATCAGGTGATTCTTTCACTTTCTCTGCAACAAACAAAGGCGATGCCTTAGTTTTTGCTTCTGCAGACGATGGAACTAACCCAAAAATTTTAACTATTAACACAGGTATCAAATCAGTTGTTGAAGATACAACACCTCAATTAGGTGGAAATCTAGATACTAATGACAACAACATTTTAATTGATGATGCACACTTTATCGGAGACGAAAATGGAAACGAACAAATTATATTTCAAACAACAGCATCAGCAGTAAACCAAATTGATGTAACAAACGCAGCTACAGGTAACGCGCCAAGCGTAACTGCAACTGGTGGAGACACTAATGTTGATTTAAGTATCGCTGGAAAAGGTTTAGGAAGAGTAAGTTTAGGCGCTGGTGCGATTCAACAGCTAACAGAAAAAGCTACAATAGCAGCAACTGCAGCTACGGGTACAGTCAACTTTGACGTAATCACTCAAGCTGTTTTATATTTTACATCTAACGCTGCAGCTAACTACACTCTAAACATTAGAGGTGATGGTTCAAACACGTTAAACAGTATTATGGATACAGGTGAATCGATTACAATTGCTCACTTAGTAACTCAAGGTTCAACACCTTACTACAATAATGCAGTAACTATTGATGGATCTTCAGTAACTCCAGAATGGCAAGGTGGTTCAGCACCTTCAGCTGGAAATGCAAGTTCGATTGACGTTTACACGTACACGATTTTTAAAACTGGGGACGCTGCTTTTACAGCGCTCGCAGCACAAACGCAGTTCGCGTAATAGGAGGAATATAGAAAGATGCCAATACTAGGATCATTCGGAGCAGCGGCAGCAAGAGGATTTGGTTTCTCTGGAGGAAAAGGACCTGTTGTAGTGGATTATTTAATCCAAGGCGGCGGTGGAGGCGGTGGCTTCTACGTAGGCGCAGGTGGCGGAGCAGGTGGCTATGTTGCAGGAACATCTCTCGAATTAGCAAGAGGCA